ATGAGGGTAGTGCGTTTGCGTCTTCACCAGCTTCGGCTACGGACATTCCGGCTAATGATTTTGGTATACCGACTGGATTTTTTCCAGCGTCAGGTTCTTATGCGGAGCAGGTTGGACAGGCGGATTACACGCCTACAATGCAATATGGGGATTCGGAGCCAGCAGTTACTAAGACATTTGCTGAAACATTTGCTGAAGAACGGTCTAAGCAGGGGGACGGTGGTACGTTTACCTATGAGGGTAAAGAATATACCACGGATCTTGCGCCTATTGATAAATCCAAACCTTTAACATCGAGCATAAGACCAGAGGTGCGACCAGAGCCAGAAGTAGAAACTGGCCCAGCTTTTGATTACACGGGCGTAAGTATGGGCGAGTTGGGTCGAGGTGCCCCTGAAGGAACAGAGTCTCCTGGCACATTTAACTATGAGGTCGGCACAGATCCAGAAATGGAGATGTTGGTAAGTTTAAAGAACAAAGATCCAAATCTCTTGAAGAGTGGTGAGTACTTGGCAGCGTCTCAGTATGAAAAGGACAAAGAGGATCGGACAGAAGCAGCGGGTGGCGTTCAGACCGCGAGTGCAGGTTCGTTAAGTAACATACTTGAGACTTTATTTCCGAGCGAAGATCCAGGGTTAACGGACGATGATTTGGGTTTACCGTCGGAGCCAGTGGACTTTTCACAGTATGACTTGAGTCCGTTTGGTGGCGCTGGGCCAGAGATTACGCCTACAGTTACGGATAATGAAGCGGCAATGTCCGCTCAAGAAGCGAGTTTCGATCAGCCAGAAACTGAGGTTGAGAAAGAGTCTCTTCAAAAATCAATTTTGGATTATCTTCCTACACTAGATACTCTTAAAAGCGCTGCAATTGGTATTCCTGGTAACGTAAGCGATATGTTTACAGGTTTGGGAGGTTACGCAGATGTAACCTCTAGCTCTCGTGCTCCAGGTATTGCTAGTCCTACAGCGTTGCTCGCTCAAGAAATTTTGATGAGAACTGACGCGGGAAAAGAAGCTGTAAAACAAAACATACTCAATCAACCTGCTGATACCGAAAGTCCTACAGGAAACATTTTGGGTGGTATTGGTGACTTAGTTGGAAAAGGTGCAGATGCGATAGAGAATTATTTCTATCCTGAAGGAGACAGATCACAGGCTGTATTTACAAGCCCTGGCGCTGATCCTAGAGAATTGGACCTTGTTCAAGTATCGGGACCGAAGGGTGATGAGATTCAAGGCGCTCTAAACGTTGCAGCGGAAGAAGGTGGCGGCGGCGGTATTGTCGATACGGTACTATCTTTAAATCCAGTTACTAGAGTTTTAAGTGCTGGGTTAAACGTTGGAGAAGGGTTTACAGGACTTCGAAACGAAACAGATCAACTTGTAGAACAACTGTATAACGAAGGTAAATTACAGGACAATGCTGTTTTTCAACAAGCGTTACAAGCTAAAGGCGGTGACGTAGATTTCCGACATGGCTTTCTTTGATGGTACTGGAAGTATAGCCGCTATTTCAACAGGTGACGCTCTTGTTCCTAAAATTGGTAAGGGGGTTACAGGTGTTGCCAAGGACATAGCACTGAGAGCAGGCACCGAAGGAGCACAAGGTGGTCTTGAAAGTATAACGGCTCGTAGTTCTTTAAGTGATGTTCTTAATCTTACAGGCGACAACAGATTAGACATTACAGAAAACCTAGCAGGTGCGGTAGCTACCGAATTGATGTCAGGAACGGGGCAAGCTCCGGTGTCTGCTGCTGTATCTACCTTGTCTGGTCGAGGTGACCCAGAGTTATCAGCTATAGCAAACGCTAACCAAGCGGCAC